GCCAACGATACTCGCAAGGCTTGGGGTGATTATGCCCAGTTTGCTATCAGACTCTTCCAAAGCAGCTTTGCCAACAGTTCAAAGAATATTGTTGTCTTGGCTCATACACTCAAAGAACACAACGAAACTGAAGGTCTGTATGAGGTTACTGTACCTATCAAAGGCTCTTTGAAGGGCAATGGCATTGAGAGCTTCTTCTCTACCGTTATTTCTACTGAGAAGATGCCTCTCAAGGATTTGAAGGACTATAAGAACAAGATGCTCAATATTACGGAGGAAGATGAAATGCTTGGTTACAAGCACGTCTTTCAAACACGACTAACCAAGAAGACAGTAGGCAAGCGTATCCGTAGCCCTATCGGTATGTGGTCTATTGAAGAGACCTACATCGACAACAATATTGGCCATGTACTGAAGACGCTCAATGAATACTATGAATAGGATTACTTATGAAGAGCTACAAGATAAATTGGACTATAACCCTCATACCGGCCTGTTCACCTACAAGAATGTTCGTGGCAAGTATCCCGGAGACTTAGCTGGGACTATTCGTAGTAGTGGGTATATAGGTATTAAGCTCAATGGTAAGGAATACCCGGCTCATCATTTGGCTTGGTTTTGGTGTTTTGGTTTGTGGCCGAAGGAGGTAGACCATATCGACCATAACAAACTCAATAACGCTATCAAAAACCTTCGTGCAGTAACTCACGCAGAGAACTCTCTCAACAGACCTCATCAAGTTAATAACCAATCTGGGGTGCAAGGAATCTTTTGGCAGCAGTCTCGAAAGAGATGGCTGTCAAGGATTAAATTCGATGGCAGGCTAGTCTGGCAAAAGATTTATCGTTTTGAAGACTTCAATAAAGCTGTTGAAGAAAGGCAAGCCAAGCTCAAAGAGCTTGGTTTTCATCAAAACCACGGGAAATCCCGTAAGGAATAAATATGAGTATTTTGAAGAAATTTAAGTTAGGTGCAGATGTAGAAAACCAAGGGGATGTTCTTGGTGGTCGCAGTCTGATTGATGCTGGTGTGTATCCCGGCAAGCTAAAGATGGTCTATCTGACCGAATCAGATGGAGGTGCACATGGTGCTGTTGTAGAGCTGTTGTTAGATAACGGTCATACCCATCAGGAAACCCTCTGGTTCACTAACCGGGAAGGTCAGCCCTATTACTTGGACAAACAAGGAGCCAAGAAAGCACTGCCTGGATACACAACACTCAACGAAATAGCCATTATTGCTACTGGCAATGAGGCAGAGTTCTCTGAACTAGATACTGAAGAGAAGGTGGTCAAAGTCTATGACTACCTATCCCAGAAAGAAGTACCCAAGGAAGTTGATGTGTTGGTTCAGTTGCTGGATGTACCTATGCTTTGGGGTATTACTCGAACCAAAGAGTTCAAACAGCAAAAGAATGATGATGACCAATATGTCCTGACTGATGAGATTCGTGAGTTTAACTCTATTGGCAAAGTGTTCTCCGAAGAAGGCTTTACTAAGACAGAACTCTTCGAGGAAAAAGAAGAACCAGAGTTCATTGAGCTGTGGAAGAACAAGAACACGGGTCATGTCATCGACAAAACTGTTGGTGTTCAACCCAAAGCTGCTACCAAGTCAGCCAGTAAACCTTCTGGCAAGAATCTTTTGGGCAAGAAGAAATGAAAAAAGACTGGCATCTTCAGGATGAAGTAGACCGCATCCTGAGTAATCCTTCAGTACTGGATTTTATGAAGGAAGATGGAACACCTCTTACAGAGGAAGAGCGTAGAGGCTTCCTCTATGGTCTGGAATGGATAAGAGAGAAACTCTGAAGGTCTTGGCATTAGACCTTGGTTTGACTAATACAGGAACAGCCCTCCTCTCATTTGATGGGGAGGGCTTTTCTGTTGATGGTGTTGGGATTATCAGGACGATTCCTGACAAGGGTCTTGGCAGGGCATTGGATGACATTAGGAGGTGTCGTCTTTGGCTTGCTGAGCTTAAACCATTGGAAGAGTCTGCTGATGCGATAGTCGTCGAATATCCTACTGGCAGTCAAAATGCCCAAGGCTTCAAGGCCTACGGTATGTGTATGGCTGTCATGGCTTCCTTCAGTAAACCACTCTTCCCAATCAGGCCAGACCAGAGCAAGAGATTCCTCAAACCAAACCAAAAACAGAACACCAAGGCAGCCAGCAAGCAGGAAGTCATTGACTGGGTGAGCATGAAGCATCCGGGTGTTCTGGACAAGCGCATCACTGTTGCAGAGCATCAGGCTGATGCAATCCTCGCTGCATATGCAGCACAACCTTTATTAGAGACACACTATGAAAATCATTGTAGATAGCCAAACCCTTGAGCAAGCCCTTCAGAAGTACTTCGAGAAGCGCTACAAGCTGTCTGTACGGCTCGTAGAGGCGACAGAAGACATTACCGTGGAGGAGACTACCGGGTCATCCCTTAAAGCCTCTGAGAAGCCCAAAGACGAGCTTCTGGAGCGTCTGAAGAAGGAAGCCAAGGAGCTTGGTGTACTTCCTCGAGGAAGAGTCTCTGTCGAGAAGCTGCAAAAGCTGATTGATG